ATGTTGTGGGCCGAACGCCACAAATACCATGGCGAGATTGGTGCGGACAATCACCGGACCAAGATGGCGACAGTTGGGATGCTGCAGTTGCTGGCGCAGAAGTTGTTCGAACAGGGGGATTTCGACAAAGCTGCTGAGGTGCTGTTCAAGATCGTGAAGATCGAGGGCTGGGCCGGCCCGGACAACCAGGTCAATGTGTTCCATGGGCTGACTGCAAGAGACTACGCGGACATCAAAAAGACCCTAAAAGGCGAAAGTGACCATACCGAACCATCAATTGAGGGCGATCGAGGAACTACGCCGGAACTCCCAAACTAGCGCAGAAGCGCTAGCGCTGCTGGACAAGTTGCACGAGAAGCGACGGGACAGCCAGTACGTGACTTACTGGGAGCCGACCGCACAGCAAGCTGTTGCGATCAAACGCTTTACGGGCGACAAGAAGGTTTTCGGCGTGATCGGCGGCAACCGCAGCGGCAAAACCGAGCTGGGCACGTTTATTGCGGTCGCTTGGGCTCTCGGGAAGAAGTTCTTCGAGGACGAGCCAGCTTGGGAACACGTCAAGGATCTGCCGATTCCCGAGAAGCCAAACATCATCTGGATCGTAGGGCTGGACTTTTCGGTGGTGCAGAACGTGATTTGGCGTGAAAAGCTGCGCCAGGGCCGCAACCACCCGGCATTCTTGCCAAAGGACCCGGATCTGGTGAAAGTCCGAGACGGTGACTTTCAGGTTCACTTTGCCAATGGCAGCGCAATCTACTGCAAGTCCGCGGACTCCGGCCGCGAGAAGTTCCAGGGCGCCAGCGTAGACCTCGTCTGGATCGACGAAGAATGCGAGGTGGACGTCTTTGATGAATGTTTTCAACGTACTGTGGATTGTAGTGGTAAGTTGCTGGTCACTCTTACTCCTCTTACTGATATTTCTTCTGGTGTGCGCACTCCTTGGGTCTTTGACCTCTACGAGGCGCACAAGCGAGGCCAGACCGATCTGGAGTTTGTCCAGCTATCTGTCCTCGATAACCCGTTCGTACCCGAGGAAGAAAAGACCCGCCTACTCGCGAAGTGGACGGGCCATCCCGAGGAGCGCGCGCGACTCTACGGGGAGTTCATCCGGCGCGCGGGACTCGTGTACAACATGTGGGACCCAGCGCGGCACATGGTTAAACCTTTCAGGATTCCTGATGGTTGGCGACGTATCGTTAGTATTGATCCTGCTGCTACTGGTGTTACAGCGGTTTTGTGGGCGGCCATCGACGGGGCTAGTAATGTAATCTTGTATCGTGAATACTACGAAAAGGGAGAAGTCGTCAGCGAACATGCAAAGAGCATCTTGGTACGCAATGCCGGGGACCCGGTGGATATATGGTTAATTGACCCAAAATGGGGCACGCAACGCAATGCCGAAACTCACAAATCAAATAGCCAGCTGTATCGTGAAGCTGGAATCCCTGTGCGGTTAGCACCAGTAGGTGAGGACTTCGGACTCAATGCGAGCTTAGAGTACGTCAATGCGACTGTAACACCCGGGTCCCGGCACCCTAAACTGTATGTATTCAATGATCTGGACAAGTTTCGCTGGGAGATAGAGCACTATGTGTGGGGGATGTTCCAGCGGGGGGAAATGAAGGGCCTCAGCAAAGAGCGGCCCATGAAGAGGGACGATCATCTTTGTAATGCGTTTCAGTATTTGTGCACGTTGCGGCCGAAGTCGAAGGCCGGGGGCGCGGGCACACTGTCAGATGAACAGATGCGGCACGAGGCGTTTCTCAATAGCTATACGACGCCGATGCCGGGCCCGCTGTCGATTGTTGAGACTGTGTCGGAGTGGCCCAGATAGGGAGATCATATGGGAATCGCTGAACTAGGCTGGGCACTAATTGTGGGGGAGTTCTTGCGGACTGCGGCGCTGCTGATGGTAGGGCTGGCTGCGATGTCCATAGCGTTTGACATAAATGCGATCGTCAGGAGGTTCGATGGAGAGGCCAAAGGGAAACGGGGCAACTAGCGACTGGTGTCGTACGGGTCATCGGTACTTTGTGACCGAAACCGGCGCCATTGCTGACACGGGGGAAGTATTTGTGATCTATTTGTGCACATCCTGTGGGGATGCGCACATGAAAAAGTTTCCAGTAACGGCAGGCCCGGCTCGAGTAGAGCTGGGGGGCCGCGCTGGATTACCAACAACCCAACCAAAGGAGTAATTCAACCCTGGATATGAAAAATTGCACTGGTTGTAAAACAATGCTGCCATTGAGTGCCTTCTACAAGTTTAAGAACCACAGTGGAAGTGTCTTACCGCAATCTCAGTGCAAAACGTGTCAAAAAGCCCACGCCCGCGAGCAATACAGAAAAAACCCAAAACGTTGGAATTACGCCGAACACTTACAAAGACGTTATGGGATAACTGAAGAAACCTACTTGAAAATGCTCACAGATCAAGAAGGAGTCTGCGCAATCTGTGGTCGTCCTCCAAGTAAACGAAGATTAGCTGTTGATCATTGCCACCAGACAGGAAAGATTCGTGGGTTACTTTGTATTCGTTGTAATCGCTTGTTGCTGCCACTCGTAAAAGACGATCCGCGGGTATTACAAAATGCTGCAGACTACCTAAGAAAGTAAATTAAAGGAGAAAAGAAATGGCAATTACCAGTGGAACCGCTTCGTTTCAGGGCACAGGCCCCGCAGAATCAGGTCAGATTCTCGCGGCCGCGCTCTCTAGCGAGTCGAACCGCAATCTCTCGGGCAACTGCACCGTCACAGGTGACGCGGCCTCGAGCACGTTTGACTGCAACTATATCGATGGGACCAAGACGCTGTCGTTTACGCCGGCGTTCATCTTGTGTAACCGCAGCGGTGGCGCTGCCACAGGCACCGTCAGTGTGGTTTCGTGTGTGCCGAAGTCGGGCGCCGCGACAGCAGCTTTTACTGTAACTACATCCGCCAACGTGAACGCCGCGACTTTCATCGTGTCGTTTATGGTTGGGCCGGAAGCGTAGACCGCATCCATCTAAAGGAGAATAAAAATGAGTTTCCTATTTCGTGGAATGCGGATCGTCGAGCCTACAATCGAGGGCGCAGTCGTCCTCGACAATGGCAGCTTGACCGCTTCCAGTACGTTTAACCTTGATCTAAAGACTACATCAGACAACAAGCCGATTCGGCTCAATAGCCGAAATTACGTGCAGGTCTCTGGGAGCTCGATTGCTTTCCAGTCAAAGCCGGCACAAACAATCGGCAGCTCTGGCAGCGTCATCGGTGGAGAAATCAGCCCTCGGCTGAACTCCGGCGTGGCGTTGTCGGGCAGCGGCTCAGTTATCGGGCTGCATGTGGACGCGTTCCTGAAAGGAACCGCAGCCGGCACGGTTGGTGGCGATGTTCGAGCTCTTAACCTTGAACTCGTCACAGATGATGCCGGCACTCGGACCATTACCGGAAATGTGAACGCCATCCGAATTCGTTCGGCATTCTCGGCTACTACCATTTCTGGTAAGTTTGTGCCTATCCGCATCGAGAAAGCAGAGACCCAGACTAACTCGAAGCAGTACGATGCGGTTTTGGAGCTTCCGAGCACTGTAGCTGGTGTTTGGAATTCCGCTCCAGGTACAGAACCAAGCACAGCTGACGGGTACATCAAAGTGCTCGTCAATGGCGCGGCTCGGTACATTCAGTTGTACTCGACGGCGCCAACTGACTAAATAGCTTCGGAGGGTAGCTATGCAAATTACCAAAGATCTGCTGGAGTCTCGCCGGGAGCAAATCACACAACAGCGCAACGAAACTGTGCTGGCGTATGAAACTCTCGGCGGGGCCCTGGCGGATATCGATTACTGGCTAGCACAGCTAGCAAAGGAAGACAGCAATGCCGAAGCGCCTCGAGCGGAAACTGCAGAAGATCGCGCACAAAAAGGGTTTGAAGGGCGACCGAGCTGATGCTTTCGTGTACGGGTCCATGAGAAAGCTTGGCTGGAAACCGAAGCGGGAGCAAAAGTAAATGCTTAAACTAGCGATATTCCTGGGGGCCGTAGCAGCGATGGCAGCGTTTGATGCATACGTGTCAGCGCGCAGAATGCAGCTGTACGGGATCGACAAGGTCGAGCTGAGCCCAATGGCTCGGATGCTCTATCGGTATGGTGGAAAGTACGGGCTTCTCGGTGGCCTAGTTGGTGGATCCGTACTAGTTGGGCTCCTGGGGCACTTTGTGCACCCGGAGCTGCTGGTTGCGTTCGCGGGCTTCAAAAGCGCGTTCTTCTTGATGCAACTGAAAAGTTTATCCATGGAGAAAGAAATCGGGGACTTCTTGCAGAACCGTAACGAGCCCCCCTCAAGCTAGGCTGCCGGGATGGCACACCCAACCCTCCAGTGATGCCCCTAGCGCCCCAGGTTCTCTGGGAGCCGCATAACCGGCAGCCAAGACATCCAGGTGACACATGAAACTAAGCGAATCAGACAAGCAGCTGTTGCTTAAAGAGCGCGAAGGGCCAATCGAATATTTTATCTTTTGCGGGATCCACAGCTACTTTGGGGGTTTGCAGGTGCCGCCGACAGCTGGCTGCCAAAAGTGCCAGCAAGTTTACTTCATCCAACGCTATCTCGAGATGCCGCCCAGCTATCGCAAAGAGTTTGTTGATGAGCTTGATGGGCTGATTCATCGGTCGATTGAAGCTCACGAGCGCGGCGAGTTCGACCTCACGCTCTATCGACACCCAAAGGTTGAGATCCAGCGGGATGCTTCTGACGAAGAAATCAAAAAACTGAAGGAGTAACGCTATGGCTGTGATGGATGCGATTTTAATTCCTGGGGCCCCGCGCGCGACGAAAATTGCCGCGCTTGCGGGTTCGGCTTCTTCAGCGGAGCAGCTGTTGGGCCCGCGGAAGCTGTTCTTGATTACGGGTGATGGGGACTTTCACCTTCGCTTTGGGCAGACGGGCATGGACGCTGCAACTGTAGCGGACCTGCTGGTGCCGACCGATGCCGGCGCCGTTTGGGACACTGGTGACGAGTTCACGCACATTCGAGTTTTCAATCCGGGCGCCGGTGCAATCAACGTTTACATTATGCCGCTCACGCGGAATTAGGAGCTAGCGATGCCGAATCCTTTTGGTGGTTTTGGTGGCGGCGGTGGCGGTGGTGCAGCAGCAGGTGTGGATTCTTTCGAGGGCCGGACAGGTGTGGTTACAAGTGCCGAAGGTGACTACACCATCGCAGAAATGGGCGATGTGACGATTACCTCGGTTGCGACAGACCAGGTGCTGGCCTACAATGGCTCCGCTTGGGTCAACACGTCGGTGGGGGTGGCTACAAACGCCCAGACGGGCACTAGTTACACGGTTTTGACAGGTGACAGGGGCAAGCTGGTTACGCACTCGAACGGCTCGGCCATCGCGGTCACGCTGCCACAGTCTGACAGCGCGGGTTTTGCGGCAGGGTGGTATTACTATACCTGCTCAATTGGTGTGGGCACGACGACCATCACTCCAACAACTTCGACCATCAACGGGGCGGCTACACTGACGCTTCTAACCGACCAGTGTGCCCTCGTCGTCGGTGACGAGACAAACTACCGGGCGATGATTTCAAGCGGTGGAGGCGCGAACGCAACCTTGTCGGTTACACGCCCAAACGTAACTCTAACAAATAGCGTAGCGACCGACCAAGATTTTTCCTCTCTCTACACTATTCCTGCGAATACGCTGGTATTGGGAACCTGCATCTCTGCGAAAATAAACTTCCAGTGGGAAAGAGGAACTAGTACGGCGACGTGGATAACCTACCTAAAATTGGGGGCTACAAAGGTCTACACTAGCGGGGCAGTGAACCCAGCGGACGGGTTGACCCGAGGTGGGATGATGGAATTTCTTATCTGCGGCACGGCAGCAGCGGGTGCGAGCGTAGCTGTGGATACCATGCGGACGGAGAGCTACAATAACGACAACGCACAGAACAATACGGCGCAGCCTGTGAGCCTAGCGACAAACGGAACGCTCACCATAGTTCCAGGAGTTACTTTTAGCGGCACGGGCAGCACGGAGGTCTATCGCATCCTGAATGTGATAATAACCTTGGTGAGAACTCCATGATTTCAACAACCCTGAATGCTGCCACGGGGCATCCTCCGGTGATTATCCAATGATGCGCAGACTCTTGTTGCTCCTGGCCCCGTCCGCGTGGAGACAGGTTATCCCGACAGCGAATAAACTGTCTCTGCTCACGCTCGGCCTTTTCGGTCTATTCTTTACTCCCTCGGTATAAAGACTATGGACATTGCCACCTGCGGAACCCTATCGGCGTCCACTAGCTATACCCTGACCGCCAACGTGAGCGCGGGGGCGGGGAATACCTGCTTTACCATTGGCGGGTTGAATGTGACACTCGACCTGAATGGCTTCACTGTCACGGGTCGCATCAAGTGCACTGGGGGAACAAACTGTAACGGATTGACCATCCTGGGTGGAGCGGTGTCATGTTCTTATACTGCACCCGACCGTGGTTGTATTCGCGCAGACCTCTCGAATGCCTTGACCGCTCGCATCGTCCTGCACGACTTGACGGTGACGAATACAGCTACATCTGCTTCTTCCAAGTCCGGGGTCTCCATTGACTGGCAAGGTCGCGCCGCTACTGATTACATCTTTGAAGGATACAATCTCACGATGTCGAGCAATGGAGGCTCCCCGGCGTCCTCTCGAATCATCAACCTGGAAATTATCTCTGCCGGAACCTCGAAGGTTTATGACAGCACTTTCACTTGTAAGGCTGACGACAACGCCTGTCAAGGCATTGTGTTCTTCGCGGGCCGTAACGTGGAAGCCTATGGGAACACCTTAGTGATGGAAACTGCATCTGGCACCAGCGTTTCCAATCGCGGGATAGTCGTGGACAATGACCAACCCGGTGATGCGAGTGGGGCGAACATCCACAACAATGTTTGCACCGCGAACGACCAGCGGTGCTTCCGCTTCCGCAATGCCACGAATTTCTCATTGCATCACAACACGGTGAACAATATCACCGGGCCGTTTGACGGCTTTGGCATCATTCACGTTGGAGACCCGGATTATAGCCCTGCCCCGACTTACAGCGATTACAACGCGGCAAAAGTGTGGTGCAACACATTCAACATGGCTGGCGGAACAGCCCTCGGTAGTCGAGATGCAAAGAATTGGTTTGTTCGCAGCAATACGTTCACAGGTGCTACTGGGCGCGTGTCCATTACTCGGACGGCACTAGCACTCGAAAGCATCGTCACCATCGAGAACAATACTGGTGCTTCAGGATTAGGCACGGCTTCCACAGTTGAAACAGGGGCCACGGTAAATCACTGTCTCTCCGGTTCGTTTACTGGTGCGGGCACCATCGTGGATTCGTGTCCCGGCGCAACAGAGTCCTGCGGTACTGCTGCTCCGCTGGTCAGCTTGAACAGGTCCAGTATCGCGTTTCAAGCGGGGGTCATTGAGACAACCAGCGGTAATGAAACATTTACTCTCACAAACACAGGTGATGCCACACTTAATATCACAAGTATCGTGACGACGGGAGCGGCGTTTATAAACACCACAACTTGCGGGGCGACTCTGGGAGCGGGGCTGAACTGCACTGTCACTGTGACCGCCCGGGCAAAATCTACTGGCGCTGCTACAGGCACCGTCACTTTCACAACAGATGCAGCTGGTAGCCCCCACACGGTGGCCCTTAGCGGCTCTGGAATCGCACTACTTTCATTCGGAGGAGGGAAACCTTAATGTTCCGTCTCTATGGAATTCCAGGATGCCCAAACTGCGTGGCCGCAGAACGCATCTTGCAACAATTGCAACTCCCGTTTCAGGCAATCTACGCAGGTGGCGACCCAGTTATCGCCGAGGGTGTGAAAGTCCTGACCGGTGACAAAGACAAAGTCCGCGTGCCGGTGTTGGTGCTGTTGGGAGATAACTCGGAAGTAGTAGTTGGCTTCGACCCCGACAAGTACCGCCAGATCATCAAGACTTTCAAAGAGAGGGAACTGGCAAATGCTGACAAAACTTTTGATTCTGTGCTTGGCACACTCAATGGCGGTGATGCTGGTGCAAACGGCAAAGCCGCTGGAGCCCCTCCGGAAGCTGCTGTTCCGGAGCCGGCACCTGAAAGAGTTGATTGAGTGTCCGGTTTGCGTTGGTTTTTGGTTGGCGCTCCCCCTAGGGCACTACCTCGGAGCAATCAACTGGGGGGTCGACAGCTTAGCGGTGCTAGCAGGGGGCTACGGGCTCTATGCGTTGCGGGAACGATTCCTGCCGTGCAAGAGCTGTTCACAAGCGGCGCCAGCATATAAGGTTCTCTAATGGCTAATCCTGAAGCAGCGATCACAACTGATACTCCACAACCAGAGCGCGATATTCTTGAGCGGGCCACCGCACACATGCGGCGCATGAGAACCTTTCGCAGGCAGTATGACGCTCGGCGTGCGGCGCTCTATCGGCAGTATATTGGCCAGCGTGACGTGCGGTTATACCCAGACAATGTGACGCCGCGGTCAAACACGTTCATGATGTATCCGTGGTCGAACGTGGAGACCGTAGTCAGCCGTGTAATGGATGCGTTTTTCAGCTTCGAGCCGTGGTTTGAATCTCGCGGCCGCGGAGCTATGGATGAGCCCGCAGCTGTCAAGATGAACGTGGTGCTAGCGAAGAAGCTGCAAGACGCGGGCTTCATTGCGGCGTTCCAGAGTTTTGTGAGCAACGTATGCATCTATGGCTTTGGTGGTATCAAAGTCGACTGGGACTGCGACTTCGATACGATCAGCTATTTGGAGCCGATCTTGGCGCCGAATCCTGCTATGCCAGGCCAGCCGATCATTGATCCAATGTCTGGGAAGCCGATCATCTTGGGGCAGAAGCCAGCGGTGAAAGACATCCCTCGCGCGCGGCCGAAGTTCACGTCGATTGATATCTATGACCTGATGGTGGACCCTGATGGCAAGTTCACCGCACACATGTTCGAACGGACCTTTGGAGAGCTGAAGCGCGAAGCCAAGGTTAAGCCCCAACAGTGGTCACCAGAGGGCATCGCGGAGCTCGAACGCAAACTCGCAACCGACAAGATGCCAGATGACATTGTGATTCGGATCGCAGAGTTCTGGGACGAAGCCAACAACCAGGTAACTGTTTTCACCTTCGGCGAGGACGCCGAAGCCATCAGCTGGAAAGACATGCGATACAGCTATCGCAACGTAGGCTACAGCAGCTTCAAGCGCAAGGTATACGGTGGGCCGCCGATTATGTTGTTCCATGGTCCGAATCCATTCAACCACAAGCGCAGCCCGATCTTGTTCACGTCTTATGTGAAGCTGCCCAACGAGATCT